AGATTCGGTTACAACTAATTCCGGCGTGCCATTTCCCGCACACACATTAAATGTATTTACACCCGTTAAGAGAGACTCTTGTTTAAATTGAGTGTTGTTCACATATTTAATATAATAACTTCCTCTTGTTGTTACACTGCCGAATAAATAAGCGTCATCTACGTTAACATTGTAAAGAGGCTCTGTATCAAACACTCTCATAACACTACATTGAACAGAAAGTTTGCTCATGTCTTGAACAGTAACTCCTGTGTTAATATAGGCATGATTTAATGTCCAACTAGGAAATAAACTTTCAAAACTTCCCATATCATTATGTTGCAAATATAACACACGTTTAGGATAGTTAATTCCATCAGTATCATCAGGTTCTTCGTCTGTTGTGTAGACAATATCAATAGACTCTAAGTTAATTAAAGAGGCAAAGTTTACTGGCCCGTTATATTGAATAACGCCGTCGTTACAATAGGAAGGCTTGAATAGGTTTATATCTACGCCTAAGCCAACTAAAGTTGTTTCTGTTGTAAAATCAATAACACGATATAAAACAGACGTGCTACCAATCCAGTTATAGTTGCTGACTTCATCAGTGTAGTATCTTACTTGGGTATCATAAATTTTCGCCAGGTATAAAACATCGTAGCTGCCTTGGATTTCATCAAACAACAGAACAGACTCTTCACTAGCGCCATCTAAGATACCGTCCTCATAATAGTCAGGTTTATAAGCATTTAAGTTAATCAAATTCTTTAACTTAATTCCACCGCCTACTTCACTTTCTTCAATAGTGATAATTGAAGTGTTGACCGTTGCAAAAGCAGAAGATAATTCTTTCTTGTATTTAACTAAGATAGTTTTTGTTCTTACTTCCTCAACAGGAACATAAGTAATAATAATTGGAGATGCGGCGGTTAGGCCTTCGAGCGTCACTGGCCCATCATACGAAAGAATATCGCTAAAGATGTAGCCTGTTGGCCTCATCGCATTTACATCAATTACTTCTGATAATACAACATCTGTTAAGAACATTGTTGCGTTAATCTTTTGCTCTGCTGCCCCTAAAGTCTCTTCGGCTGTTGTATAAGAAACAACAATAGTGTAATCAATAGGCTTATAGAAAATTTGTAGGACGCCTGTACTGACAACATCATCAAATGTACTTAGTGCGGCACCTAGTACGCGCCCATCTTCGTACACTGGAGTTTTATATTTGTTTAAGTCAATTCCCACGTCTTGAATAATGTCATTGCTTACTTCGTAATCACTCTTATATTTTACATAATATGTGTTAGAAGTAATACGATTCCAAGACGGGTATTCTCCATAATAATATTCTGCTACAACGAGATACTCTGTTCTTGGATAATTGACTGAATACTCGTCTTTTAAAGTGTCGAATGTAATTAGGCTAGTCAAATCGGCATCTGAACAGTAGCCGCTATCATAATATTTTTCAGGTTTGTATGCGTTAACGTTGATAACATCTTTAAGAGTGTTTCCATCAACGATGTTTCCTTCTTTAACTACAACTGTTGTTTCAGTTAGATAGCCAAATCCGCCTTCATCTCTCTCTTGAAAATATTTAACTTTAACAGGCTTAACTCTTTCTTCTTCAATCTTGTCGTAGTAAACTTCAAGAGGCGTAAAGTTAATGAAATTAGCAAAGTTAAATGTATCAAGAAAATTCGTTCGTGCGCGGTAACCTGATGGCTTCATTAAGGTTAAATCAACAACTTGCCCAATGGTTGCCGCATTATCAATTTGTTCTTTTGTAAAATAAATAATTTTACTTGTTAATTGTGTGTATGGCTGATTATCTGCACCTAAAAAGTATGTTACTTCTTTCTGGTAAGTCATTGGTTCATAACTAACAATCAATGTTTGTAAATCGAATAAATTATCATAAGTTAGTTCTACGCCCTGAAAGTTAGTTGCAATTCCATTATTATAATATTCTGGCTGATATTTATTAACGTCAATCCCCAAAGATTCAAGAGAAGTAGTACTTGTGAAATCTGAAGCCTTAATCAAAACTTTTTCAGTCCCAAGTAAGACTGAGCCTTTTTTATAATAAATGACAGTTAAATTAAAGTAATTTGTAGCTGTCGTATCGGTAGTATAGATTTCAGTTTGCCCTTTTGCATAATCACTTTCAAGGTTAACTGTTAAAATAAAGTATCCATTCTTTAATCTCTCTTGACTTGTTTTTCCAGCAATAGTGACATCAAAAAAGAGGTCAATATCGTCAAATTGGATGCGCGCGGCCCTGAGCGCCGCCGTCAGCTTACTCATTACGTGGTACGCTTCATCTTCATCTTTTTCCATTACTAGAAATTTAAGAGTAATATCTTTGAATGTGTTCTGTTGTCTAATTACTGTTGGCTTTAAGTCTCCATCGATCCAATCGTTTACTGTTTCAATATCATTACTCGTAATAACCCTATCATAGAGTTGCGCCCCATAACTAGAAAGTTCTAATCCGTTTATTAGCATTAAAAGCCTCCTTTGGTTCTCTGTAAACTAAGTCCTGTTGTGCGGGAACTTGATTTGCTGCCTTTTAGTTTCAACTTCTTATTTGACTTTGCTGTTGTCTTTTTTCTCGTCTCTTGTTCTAGTTCTTTTGTTGCCTGATTTGCTATCTTTTCCATCTGTTGTTTTGCATCTTTGACAATGCTTTCTGTTGACATATTTTAGCCTCCTTCCAAGTGAAGTGCAATTTTGACTACATAGTCTGTTTGTCTGCTTGCAGACTGACAGAATGATTATATAGTTCATAAAGAAACGAAGTTTCTTTTTGAGTAATTGATTACACTATGTAAAAATTTTTGTGAAACAAAATTTTTTATAGTGTTGATTATATAGTTTGTTTGGAAATTTATTTTTCGGTGTATGGAAATTTATTTTTTTGCGCAACTTGATGTATGGAAATTTATTTTTTGGTGTATGGAAATTTAGACTAATCCGATACCCAGTGCGGCAAATGTTTCGATGCGTTCTTGGACTGTCCCTTCGGCCACATCCGAGGCGCCGCATTCCTCACCATACTTTTTATGAAGATAACCTTGATAAGCTACAAATACTTCTACTATTGACATATTGAGGAATGAGTCATAAGTAAGACCCATTTCCCCAACTGTCATTTTTAATAGTTCATCAAACTCATTCTCTATTGTTGAGCCATCTAAATAAGTTCCAATAGAATCTAAGTACACGCTTTTTAAAAACGTCTCTAAAAATTCTTTTGAGTATTCTTTCAAAGCCAAACTATAAATGTCATTTTTAATTGTTTTTTCAGCTAAATTAAAAGCAAATTCTAAAGATTTACAAGAGTTCAATAAGAAAATATCTTGGATTGAAAACTTAAACAAATAAGGTCTACTATCAATAACTAAAACCTTCATGTCATTTTTTGGTAAGAGGAGAGATGCCAAAGATAGTAAGTGAATATGTCCTATTGTCTCTGTAATTTGTAGATACTGGGAATGAAGTTATTAAGCCTCTTCCTGCATATTCCTCTTTACCAGAAACCAATTTCACTTCTATTGGTTGCCCTTCTGCGTAAGCATACTCTAACGAAGTAAACGCTTCATCGTCTGTAATATAAATGCCTGCGCACTCTACACTCCAATCTTTTGTTCCGACGACAGAATTAGACCAAGAGTTATCAATCTTGTTTGTTATATCAATGCGACTCATATTTCGTGCAAGATTACAATTTTTCTGCCCGCCTAAAACTAAGCCATCAATAGACAGAATAACATTCATGCTGCGGGACCCTGGTTGCCGCGTCTTAGTTTCCATCAATTAGACCTCCTGTTGATAACACTGTAACTTGTAAAACCCCATGTTTAATCAGCGCTCCTGTTGTCTTATCGTCTATGACTTTAAAGCTAGACTCATAAGCTGCGGTAACGTATTCATTGTCATAGAGTGCTTCAAGGTTGTTGAAAATATTATCTTCAATTTCAAAAACTTCCTTCTCCCCCTCATAATTGGAGAAAATGTCAATTTTAAATTTAATTTTGTCAGAATAACAGTTTTTGTATTTAATTCTTGTTGCATTATTTAGTGTTATCATCAAATAAGGAAAATTTCTCTCCTCTGTTAAATAAGGATTGTCCATTACATGATAACCTAAAGAAGTCAACAATTCATATATCTGTTGTTTAATCTGTAATATCATTTTTCCTCCTAAAAGATGTCTATATCATAAATGTCATAACTATTTCCCGTATGTTTAGCATGATAGGAGTTACCAAAGTCATGATGTATCGTAAACATATCGTCTAAGATAGCTCCTAACAATCCTAAGATTGCATTTATTATACTTCCTAGAAGTTGACCTAAAAGACCTCCTATCATCTCATTTATTTCGCCCGCTCCTCCTGCTTGCATCTGCTGTAATTGCTCTTGCTCCTCTTCTTGAGCTTCTTGATAAGCCTCTTGCCATTCAGGCATTGCAGCGTTTAGTGCTGCAGCAATAGATGGTTCAAAATAGGGCTGAGCGGCCATATAAACTGTTCCATATTCAACATACTGCGCATACTCACAGTTAGCTATACATTCAATAGTCATGGAATCTGTTGTGCAATCAATACTCCCTATGAGCCTTCCCGTATCAACAGGGGTAAGATTATCAACACTATCCATAAATGTTGACTCGAACACGAACATTCCTGCATCGTAATCAATAGGAATGTCAAGTGTTTGAGTTGTCTCTGGAAGACCTAAAGACTCTAAATCAATTGTCGCCCTCAAGCCCATCTTTTGGTACCTCAATATAATTATCTGGAGAGTCAAACACTCCCAATCGAATCTTTGGCGAATAAAGATGAATCTGAGTTGGTATGCGGTTTTCGTCTAAAGCGTATCTAGGCTCTTTAAAATCTAAAACCATTCCATTGTCTGCGTATAAAAATTTATCAACTTTTTTCATTTATTTTCCTCCTAGAACCAAGAAATCCAGCCAGTTTTATTAGCACTACTCCCTGATACGATTGTTTGGTAAGATTTGCTCCCAGAGCTGTCTTGGTAAAGTTTTAAAACGTTTGAATCAGAGAGTTCAACATAAACAGGAGTATTTGGGGGATAATACAGAGTCCAATTACTTGAATAAGTTAAGTATAAAAGAATTTCTGATTTATCAACAGGATTAAGCACCCAAACTTTTGTCTCGTCCCCAAGGATAATCAGAGAGGCTTTAGCCTGTTCCTCTGTCAATGTGACCTGTTTCGACGAAGAGCTTTCACTGATTGTGGCAAATTCAATAGTAGGAGTTCCAATAACAGGAAGATTCTTAATCTTTTCTGGGAAATCAGCGGCGCTTATTGGCTGCTCTTCGTTTGAAACATATCTGATAGCGTCAGCGATGCCCGCAAATAATTCTGTTAAATTAGTACTCACTTTCAATCGCTCCTTTGATTGATTCATCAATCATCTCTTGAACATCGTCCTTGGTGATGCCAGAAGGTTCCGCAAAATACGGAATCTCCTGCCATTCACCATTCTCATTTTTAATTTTAATTACACTCATGCTAAATCCTCCGGAGTGTCGATTTCAACATAGTCTTCTAGTCTATCTCCACTCTTGTAATCAAGTTTCAATTCTTTTTTATAATAATGCTCTCCTCTTGTCTCTGCATCGGCATAATCAAAAATCTTACCTTCGTCCGCTAAAAACTCCCCATATCTATCAACTTCTCTATAATTGGCGATATTATCAGAACTACCAATGTATAGAGTACTGGCGTATAAGTGCTGCTGAGTAGTATTGCCAGCTGCGTCTTCCACCAAGTGAGAGTGTAAGTCTGCCCAATCAAAAACTTTATCATCATCTGCGACATATTTTACCATCTTTACGGTGTTACTTTTCATAGTTTTCCTCCTTATAATATAGTAACCGTCCAACCTTTCTCAATAGCCACTGCAATTTCTTCGTCTGTTAATGTACTAATGGCGCCGCCATCTGTTTTGGAACCATTAACTCCTTTAAATTTAATTATGTTTGTTCCTCCCGCTGTTGCGAGATATTCTGAAGTGTCTGGAAGTGAATTTATTGTATTTACTGCGGAATCATGATTGTAACGAGAGTAATCTGAATTTGTTGTGAACCAATCAGGGTCGTCCTTAAGAGATTGATATGTTGCATCATCAGATACTTGTTTGTCTTTAGTAATTCCGCTGTTGTAGTTTAAAATATAGGAATCCACTCCCACAACCCCAATATAATAAGTTAAATCTATTGTTTGACCTTTCCACTGGGCCTTTTTTGGGCTGCCGTCTTCATTAAGATCAAAAGTTAAATCTTTGATGCGGCAAGTCGAGTCAAAGGCATTTGTGAACATGTTTGAAGTATAAGCAGTATTATTCCAAACAGGAAGCCTTTTTATTTCGTCTAAAGAGGCGCAGCAATAAAAGCCACGATAATATATCGTACGAGCGTTCATCGTTGTGTTTGAAACTATTTTTGAGAGAAGGTCTTCATCAATTTTTCTAAAACTATGACAGTACTCAAACATTTGAGAAGCTCCATACTTGTTAGCTGTAGGAAGATATTTTTCTAAGTCTAGTTGTCTTAAAAAAGAATTTGCTTCATCGCTTGTTAAATTCTTGCAGGCATAAAACGTCTGTTGTAATGAAGTCGGGGCACAATTATTTATT